GATAGGAAGTGGGTTGGAGCTGCGGTGAGTTTTGTTATTGCATCGATAAGCGCTTTTTTCGGACTTATTCATGCTCCCGGTGTAGGTTTAAATGCGAGTCCCGTATACAGTCTGATATACATTGTGTTTGCAATTATTTTCTTTTGTCTGCAATAGGGCTTTCGTTTCTTCCACTATATAGAGTTTTCCTGTTACACTGCTTTTTAACTGTGTACCGGAATACAGAACACTTCCCTGCGTTAAAACATCAATAGTTATTATACCCCGCCACTGCACACCCGCCAGCGGCTCACCGACACCGAACAAAACGCCTAACTTAACAAGCGGCCTGAGCCGTACTCCTAAAATCGTAACTTCTTTCCAATCAGCCGTTTCCGGAAACATTTGTAAAAAATACCAGCCGACTAATTTATATACAACGATAAAAACACCCGCAAACACTTTACATAAAATCTTAATAAAAGATTTAGGCAGAATCCGTAATTGCGTATTAAATTCATGCTCAAAAGAGCGGATTAAAAGCTGCTGTACTTCTTCAATCGTTTTGTTTTTATACGCCATCTATTCCATGCCTCCATAATAAGGCAAACTCTTTTTGATAGAGCAGCTGCCCTTTACTCTTTACTTCAACGTTTAACACAAAGATATTCTTTCCTTTTGTTTTTCCGGCCGCAATAATTTCATCAGCCACACCATCACTCTTTAACCATTCCAAATCAAGCACGGCCGCCGTTTCTGCTTTTCGTATATTTTTAACGCTTAAAGGTAAGCCGGTAATCACCGCCTGAAACCGCGAAACCACCTTTTCAGTTTCCAGCGTTTCTTTAAGCGTATTCGCCCACCATGTATGCCGGTTTTTAACCGTACCGGCATCATCTTTGTTACCGCCGAAAAGAGACAGATAGACAGCCGTTGAAAAGTCTTTGCACGGTTTTACAAGACCGCCTTCAAGCACAATATCGCCCCCGTCCGGCGTTTCAATCAAAAGAACATCGCCCTCAAAATCAACCATTAGCCGCCCCCGTGCACTACCTTTTTATTTTCGATATTTGAAAAATCCCCTGCCTGCATTGTTCCAATTGCATCCAGCAGCGCTGCCTGAAATACAGACGGGCTACCGTTTCCCGGTTCTGCAGCAGGAACTTTCAGCACCCCGAGCAACCCATTGAGAATAGCCGTATTTTTTTGCAGCTGCATTTTCAATTCTTCAATTTTAATAAGCCCGCCGTAATCACTGCCGTTGATTTCTGTCTTTCCTTTCGTTTTTATCTTACAATCGCCGTTTGTCTCAATTTCGATATTACCGGAATTAAGCATTTTGATTGTTGCAACAATTTTTCCGTTTTTATCACGGGCAAATAAAATCTTCTCCCCGCTCTTTGCGCCCTGTGATTTATTTAAAACACCAGCAACCACCTGTTCACCGGTACCGCCAGCCTGTACCAACAAAACCCTATCGTCTTTACATGGAACAGAATCATCACCGGCCGCAGAATATAAAAGCGGCTCTTCGCTAAAACCCTTCCGCGTTTCGACAGTAAGAGCGGTAAACGTATCGCTGGCAGCCTTTAGCATCTTGCCGATTATTCCCACGGCATCACCTCTGGGATTTTTCCAGTATAAGAGCCAGGCAAGACTAAAGACAGTTGCGTTGTTTTTTGATCTCCGGTTCGTATCATTTTTATATTACGTGCGATAAAATTTGTTTCCCGGCGTATCATCGCCTTCGGCGCCTTGACGCAAATGCACAATCCTTTTTTACACAACCGATTATCAATTAAAATATGTCCTTCGCACGTTAATTCATATGAAACGCAATCGGCAAACATCTTTCCAGCCTGCGTATTTACTGCTTTTTCTAAATCGCTCTGCGTTTTTGCATCGTCAATTATCATTGATTTATAACGCATAACCCCCTTATTGATTAAATACTTATTTTTAAATGTGTACGAAAGACTATCATTTTCTTTGTCAGTTTTAGTAAAGCCGGTAAGATGACTATAAAAACCTTGCGCATTAAACTTCGGTGTTATTGATAAAAGCGGCGCTTCTCCTTCAATAAATGATATAGCGACTTTTTGCTCTTTTGCAGTAAAGAAAAGCAAATTGCCTTTTTCATCATTGGTAAAAAGCAAATCCCGTTGTTTTAAGAGTTTCGTTAAAAAGGACAAAATACTTTCAGACGGTTCACAGGTAACCTTTTCAAAAGAAGCTCCTGCATTTCCTCGTATTTCGACTTCAACGCTATACGCCTGCGCCAATTCTTCGGCAATCTGTTTCACCGTCAGCCCTTTATATTGCGCTGGATATTTCGCAGGCGGTACATTACAATCGTTCAATACGCCGCACAACGGATAGCCCTGCAGCGTTATTTCTGACGAAACATCTTCCAACTTCGGATCAGGCGTTAAGAGCCTGCCGTTAAAAACAAGTGTACCTTGATAATAAATCTCACATGATTTAAAACTAAACGGCTCAATCGCTTCCTGCAAATCTTTCAAGGAATTATCATACGGCGCAGAGAAAGAAAAGGTGTCAAGCGAGTCAAACGACAAATTTAATTCATAGCCGGTAAAACCAACGAACTTTTTACCCCCAATAACAATCGCAACATCCTGTTCACCATCAGCAATCTCAATCGTTGTTGTAACACCTGCCGGCATTTTTTCTTTTACAGGGATAACCAATATGTCGCCGGGAAAAATAAGCGGAGAACCGTCTATAGCCGTTTTTCTTCCCGTAAGTTGCGGATTAGCCAATACAATATCATGCCATTTATTGAACGAGCCTAAATATTTTATTGCGATTGCGCCAAGCGTGTCGCCTGAAACCACCTTATGCACTTTTGACATAATAGGTAATCTCCTTGCCCATCGGCAATAAAATAATTTCGTCAGCCGTGAGCTTGTTTTCAAAAATAAGCTCATCCATATAATCAACAGAACCGTATAATTCGGCGCTCAATTCTATAAGCTGCCGATCTCGGTCAAGCACAATAGTACGGCGCATCGGAAGCGAAAACGAACTGTTGATAATAAGCGCTGCGCTTTTATAAACAACATCGGATAATAAAAAAGCGGATTTACTTTTAATGGACGAAGTAAGAGGGCGTGAAGTTGCAATTCACATGGGTATTAAAATTATGGGAACGATCGGAATTTTAGGACTTGCTTATGAAGATTCTCTTATTTCAAAAGAAGAAATCAAACAAGCTATAGACATTTTGAGAGACTCCGGTCGGCATATCAGCGAACGACTTTATGAACAATTATTACATTTTATTCAAAGAAGCTAATAATTGTCTAACACCCGCAGCTTTACCCGCTTCTTGTAACGTCATTTTTCCTGTGGAAAAGGATTTGACCGGCAGATATTGATATTACGAATTTTCTAGGAGAACCTATGAGATTACATATACAACACATACGGGGCGGCTCTCATGTTTGAAGACATCCTTTCAGCCTTGCAGAACTTCCGGCACAATAAGATGCGCACGCTCCTTTCGCTTTTAGGGATTATGATCGGTGTATGCTCGGTTGTTATTACGATGAATTTAAGCCGTTCGCTGGAAGCAAGCGTTGCTTTGGTGTTTAAGGATTTCAGCAGTTCGATAGTCGCCGTGTGGCCTTCGTCGTGGCGGAATTCTGCGATTACTTTTAACGACCGCTATGCCGATATGCTGAAAAAAAAGATACCGCAGATAAAACGTGTTTTTTGGTTTGATTCGTTTAATGCTGCGGTCAAGCGCGGCCGCCTGAACGCCGGCACGAAGGAATGTTTCGGTGTAGAATACGGGTACATGGAAGCGCAGAAATGGCATCTTGAATACGGCACGGGGTTTACCGCTTCGGATTTTATGAGCGGTGCGCAGAAGGTTATTATCGGGGAAGATATTGCCAAAGGTTTATTCCCGGAAGGAAGCGCAGTAGGTAAAACGCTGACGCTGTCGGTAGACAATGGGAATGATGCGCCGCTCCTTTTTACGTGTACGGTTATCGGCGTGCTTAAAACAAAACAGACGACGGTAGGGCAGATGCAGCGGTTTGTATTGATACCGCATTCATTTATAAGGCTGCAATTCGGCCGAAAGGAAGCTGACTCGGTTGATGTTGAATTGTACGATACCGTAATGGATATCGAAGCTGTTGAAGAGGCGATTAAAGCAGCCTCCGACGAATATGCAAACAGTAAAAATGCGGTACGGATATGGTCGGCGCAGTCGATGCAAAAACAGGTTCAGAGCAGTCTTGCGATGATTGCCGCCGTGCTGTCCGGTATTGCAGGGCTTTCGCTGTTGATAGGCGGTGTCGGCATTATGAATATCATGCTCGTAACGGTTGCGGAGCGGCGGCAGGAAATCGGCATCCGTAAAGCAATCGGCGCTACGACGGGGGCAATCCTTTCGCAGTTCTTAACGGAATCGGCAGCTATCAGTATTGTCGGCGGCGGTATCGGTCTTGCAGCAGGTTTTTTAATCAGTCTTGTCGCCGTTACGCCGATTTTATCTCAGTTCTCAGGCGGTAGCGACGTTGTGTTATCGTTCAATATGCGGGGCGCGTTGATGGCCTTTTTGATTTCCGCAGGAGCAGGTATTTTCTTCGGGCTGTACCCCGCATGGCAGGCCGGCAAACTCGATCCCGTCAAGGCGCTGGAGGAAACATAAACACTGCATCCTGCGGAATAGAGCTTCACACTTTAAGCTTGTTATAAAAAATTGACAAAAAGTATTACATATTGTATGGTGAAAATATGGAGAACGAAAGAACAATACAGCGTCTTTTTGAATGGGATTATGAAAAAGAACAACGTAATATAAAAATACACAAAATTTCATTTGAGACTGCCAAACTCGTTTTCAATGATGACAAGCGTATCGAATTTTTTGATGTAAACCACAGCGATACAGAAGATCGTCTTATCACAATAGGAAAAGTAGATAAGGTGCTATTTGTTGTTTACACTGAGCGAGGAGATAAGACAAGAATTATATCCGCAAGACCTGCTAATAAGGCGGAAAGGAGACTTTATGGCAATAGTTACATCGGTTCTATATGGTAATGAAAAACCAACTAAAGAACAAATTGAAGAGATTAGACAAGCTGCAAAAATGCCAATTGTATATGATGAAGATTGCCCGCCTCTAACAAAAGAGCAACTAAAGGAATTTGCACGTATAGCAAAAGAACAGCGTAAACTTCGAAAAAAACAGGTCGTAGCAATCCGACTTTCTCCTGAAACGGCCGGGAAAGTCAAAGCACTTGGCAAAGGGTACAGCTCTGTTTTGAGCCGTATTATAGACGAAGCATTCCGAAACCCCGAATTTTTGCATAAATGTTTATAATACAAACTCGATCCCGTCAAGGCGCTGGAGGAATAAGTGTACATATAATCTACGG